AGTCTACACCAACAACAGCACCATTTACTACTTCTGATGCTCTTAAAGATTCTTTTGCTTCTATGTCTGTAAGTTCATAAGATTGTGGTTCTGATCCTTGAGACACATTACTTCTAAAATCTTCATTAACAATTGGTCTTTTAATTGCACCTAAAATTTTACCTCCAGCAATTATAACACGAACATCATAGTCTGTTTTTATATATTCTTGAATAATAATATCAACAAATTCATCTTCTCTATGTAAAAGTTGAACAATACTATGAAGTGATTTTAAATTTTCTATCCAGATAACACCAACACCTCTAGACCCAACAGCAGTCTTGAGTATCATTGGAAACTTATTATCTAATCGATTAACCGCATCTTCAGCACCTTCTGCATGTCGAATTAAGGCTGTGTTGGGAGTACGAATATTATTCTGTTGAAATATTACTTGATTATGCCATTTGTCATTGCATATATCGTGACAACTAATAGGATTAATAAGAGTATAACCTTGATGTTCTAAATTTAAACAAGTAGTTCGCCATGATAAATTACCAGTTTTAACAGTAGAACCAACACCTCTAGCCATTATTAAAGTGTTTTTGGGATTTATAAGAAACGGTTTATCATATTTTACTTCATCTTTCATATCAGGTATTTGTGCTTGTCCCTTTTCATTTACGGGAAATGAGTATACAAGTTGGTCATTTCCCTTGTCTTCCATATACATACCAGAAAATTCAGTAAGATAAACTTCCAAACCCATCTCAGAAGCTTTCTTTTTAATCATCGGACCAGTTTCATTAGGGTCAAGAGGATCATCATGTGAAAGAACTAATAATTTATAAGGTTCATCTTTTTCTTCTGTGATAAACTCTGAGAATTTTTCCATCTTAACCATCAATCTTCTTTTTTCTTACCTATGTTATATTTGGTTTCTAAAGTCCAATCGTCCTTCTCAGCGAATGACAACACTTTGATTTGGCTGAGAGGAGCAACTTCTCCGACTTCTCCTATAATATCAACTAATCCCCAATCCTGTAAAAGTTTGGCAATTGTATTTCTACGAGAAATGTCGTTTGTTGATAAGTTGGTGTTCTTTCCATCTAATGCAAATAATTCTTTAAAATGCACAATATAATACCGTCCCTGTTTATGCAGTATGTGACAGGACTGATAAAGTTTTTTTTCTTTTCGTGAAGCTACACCAATACGAGATAAGGTTTCTCTTACCTTGAGAAAATCATCGGGTTCTCTCAACCCGATTTCCAACATTTGCTCCTGCGTCCAATTAAAATCTTCCATCTCTTCCACCTTTATTTGTTTTTCTTTTTATGGCAGAAATTTGTTCCTCAGACAAGATATCAAGAGCCGCCTTTGCTTTTGCGTTATTATATCCATAAAACTCTTTAACATACTCTATGTCCTCTAATTTCTTCGCCTTCAGCCAGGGAGTAAACCTTTTCCTTGGTCTTAGACTATTTATTAAAAAATCAAATTGTAGTTTCTTATCTAAATGTGGTAGTTGATTAATTTCATTACACAACATAAGGGTATCTGGAAATGGGGATACGCACTTATTTACTATAAATGGGAGATATTTCTTTTCCCATTCTTCATCCTCAGTATCCATAAGAAGTTCTTTAGTCTCATTTATTGCTTTAAGATAATCCTTGAGTTCATACATTATGAAACAATGCACTTAAAGACAACAATAATTCTTAGTTCATAGCAGTGTCGAGAAACAGGTGCAGCGCCATGTGGATGTGCGCCACCATGAAAAGCAACCATTCGGTTTCCTTTGTTTTTAGACTGAGCCTCTATCTCTAAAGTATCCTTGTTGTAAATAATTGTTCCGCCGCCCCATTCTGCTTTCCAATCGAGCCTTGGATAGAAAACAAAAGTATATCTTTGGTCTAATGGGATCGGTGAATCCGAATCATCATAATGAAGATGCGGTTCTAATCCAAAAGTTTGGGCATTACAATAGATCCTCTCGTATCCAGAGATACCATACAAAGAATTAAAATCCAGTTTATTTTTTGCATGTTCAAAAATGTCGTGGGCCCAATCATAACCCCCAGCAACACACTCTTCCCTATTGTGACCCAGAACAACATGCCAGTGTAGATTTGGTTTATTTGGTGCTGACTTGTAATCATACTCCCATTTTAATTTTCTAACTTCATCATCAACTAGTATTGCATTGTGTTCTTCTAACACATTATCATAAATATCAATTTTCATTTGAATTTTCCTCTTCCCATAATTTCGACCAAACAGGCCATCATATTAATTTCAACATCAGCTACAAACGCTGTTTTATACTGGTACTCACCAAGGATAACAACCACATGAGGAATAGACCCAGCATCAATATAATTATATAGGTTATCGTAAATAAGGCGAAACAACTTATCACTATCGTTATCCAAATTATCGACCACCCATTTGCGAACATTAGTAAATTCCTTTTTCTTCATCATCCCCATCAGGTCTTTGATATTTTTGTCACTTAAATTAACTAAAATACCAGCGTCAATTTCGCCTGATACAGAATATCGTTGTAGTTCATTAAGAGCCTTACGCCAATCTGGGAAATGATTGTTTATGAGTTCGGCTACAACCTTCTCATTAAATTTAATTTCATTCTTACCAAGAATATCAATAACTCGTTTGAAAAACTCTTGGGCAAGTTTTGCTTTCTCTGAATTTGGTATTACAAAATCAATCACACTACAACGAGATTGTAGTGCTGGAATAATACGATTCTTATAATTACAGGTAAGAATGAAACCACAATTTTTGTGAAACTCTTCCATGAAGCCACGCAGGGCTGGTTGAGTTGATTGTGGGTTTAGATAGTCTGCTTCATCAAGGATAAGATACTTCTTACCCCCATGTAGAGATACAGTAGAAGCAAAGTTTTTAATTTTGGTTCGTAGGACATCAATACCCGATTCCTCTGAACCATTAATCATCATATAAGTTGCACCAATCTGTTCCAAAATGGCACGGGCGGCTGTTGTCTTACCAACTCCTGATCCACCAGATAAAATTAGATTGGGTAAAGATTCCTTATCAATAAAGGCTTGTAAGTCATTTTTTAGAGTCTTAGGGAGTATACAATCATCAATTGTGGATGGTCTATAAGCCTCCACCCACAGGAAGCTTTGTTCGTTCATTTTTCACCTCTTTCATAATATAAATTCCTTAAGCATTTTCCTCAGCTTTTTCATCTTTCTTTTCAGTATAAGTTGATTCGGGTTCTAATGCAATCCAATACTGCACACCTATTTTGGTATTAGTAAAGTGTGTAATTTTCTTAGAAGATATCTCAACATCATATGAGCCCGGCATAAGTTTAAGATTTTCAACCTTAAACCAAAACTTATAATCTGCATCAACATCGCCAACATCAATTGATGTCTCATATGCATTTGCAGTATTGTTCTTTTTGTCCGTAACCATTAATTTACCATTTACAAGTGCCATATCAGGAACACCAATAACGGCCGCGGCTTTAGTAATTTCCTCTAGCGTATTATTTGTCAAATTAAAGGTTATTTCAATTGACGGCATTGTAATCTCTTTAGTTGGTGTTGTAACCACTGATGGGTCAGAAAACCAGTACTTGAGAGATTTCGATGTGCCTTCTTCTGTGATAATAACAAAATCGTTATGAAACTCTAAATTGGGTTCATCAAATAGAGAGAGTCCCGATAGGAACTCGTTTAAATCATAGATAGCAAAATCAGTCAGAAAGTCTTCTTTGACCTCTGCTTTTGCGACAATATTTTTCATCGCCGACATGGTAGCAATACTCTTACCAGCCTTTACCATTAGATTTTGATTTATTGTAGAGAAATTCTTCAATACAGAAATTGTTTCATTACTAAGTTTCATTTTTCACCTTTTCCATTTCGTTAACATGTAGAGCTATAATACCATAGTGAATCAATTTTAACAGGTCACTTCTGTTCTTATCTCTCTTTTTTCCATATCGTTGAGCATACTTCAGTATGTTCCCGATACAAAACCCTTCACCATGACCACCATCTATAATAAACTCTGTAGCTTGATACTTGTTCTTGCTATAATGTTCATCATATGTGGAGTCAATATAAACCTTTAACTCGGCGAGAGCCGTGTCTTCAGAATATTTGTATTCAATCATTTATGCCGCCATTGACAAAGATATAGTCGCTGCGAGAGTTCTACACTCGCTTTCTCCAGAGAAAGGTACTACATTGTACTGCAACCATGATGGAAACATAATTAAAGTACCAACTTCTGGTTTAACAAACTCTTCATTACTAGGCCGAAGCACATTGTCATCATATTCTATATCAGAACCCCAACGCAAATGCGACCATCCTTCATTAGAATCGTCATTAGATTCAATCTGAGGAGGCACTTTTAAATAAAACAAACAGGTTAGACCTGAATACCAAGGCTTTGATGTTGGCTGTTGCCACTCATCAAAAGTTTCAGAAAAAACCCTAGTGACATACAGACTTTCTATATCAACTGTAAAAACTTTATCTTCACCCAAAGTATGTGATACATATTCCTTAGCAAGCCGTAAGAATACAGTAGAGAGTTGTTCCCCCACTTCATCATCTTCATGCGACACAGTAAGATAACGGGGCGGGTTAAGTTTAGCAAGGTAATCTATTTCTTCAGCATAACTCATCCTCTTTTTAATCTCTGGATGTTTTAGTGCTATACATTTTATCTTTAAGTTCGCCAGAGTTTTTTTATCCATTAACTCTCTAGTCGTTACAACCTTCTCTACTGCACCAAACAACCCCTCTAATACTAATTTGTGTGTTTCTGTACCATCAAGTGTCCCTGTAAAACCAAATCTGTATTTACATTGGTGTAATTTAGTCATTATTCTTGTTAGAGACTTAGCCTTAAATGTGTGAGCCTCATCGCCAATTACGCAACCAAACTGTTCAAAATATTTCTTAGGCATTTTATAGATAGACTGCCACGTTGAGATCACAACATCTTTAGTAACCTTGCGGTCATAGCCCTGATATATTTTCTGGCAATATGTACCAGACGACCATCCATAGTCTTCGAAGTCTGTATACATCTGTTCAACCAATGATGTGGTAGGAACAAGAATCAAGGTTTTCAAGCCCATTAGGTGATAATAACGAATTAGAGAATATATTATTAAAGATTTACCAGAAGCAGTAGGAGAAAGAAGAAGAGCACGATTTCTAGAGATAGCATGTTGCACAGCTTGTATTTGATAATCTCGTACTTTAAGAGACTTTCCTTTACTTTTAAGTTTGAGGCTTCTGACGAACCCGTTAACAACCTCACTAGCAACGACCCTCTCATCTTCTACTCCCTTCTCAAGTATATAGGAAATATTATGTTTATCACAGTATTTTTTAACATATTCCAACAATCCCACATATATCTCACCTGTAGCTGGAGAGAATAATCGTATTTTACCATCCCATACACGATTACGAACTGCTGGCATAAACTTTGCGTTTGGAACCTCAAAAGTAAAGAAAGAATTAAGTTCAGCAGCAATTGAAGGCTCAACATCAGTTAGTTGCAAATAGACTTCATTTTTCTTGGATATATGCATCTTGGATAACACCCACTACATCATCCCTGCTTCGAATTTTTTCCACTCTATTGAGTTTTTGATATCCCAGCCACGATTGTCAATTGATTTGATTACGCCCTTGCAATAATCTACACAAGTTTCGTAGTAACCAATTTTATTAGAAATTTTGAGGATATCTTCAT